ACGCACCACGCGCAATGATTTTGACCAAAGTACGAACCGTATTTGTTATTATAATTCGCCCCGGCTTTGTAACCGATTTCGCCCCGCGCAATTTCCAGAAACGCCTCCGCGCCGGTTTTGTCGGTCGTCGTTTCGGTAAATTTCTTCTTTTGCGTCCCGTCCTCGATAATAGCGTTACCCGGCTTTACGCCCCATTCGTCGCATTCTTCTGCGGACGACATCAGGATGTCAATATGATATACGCCGTTTTCGTCGATAACGATCGCGCCGCCCCGATCGTTCACTCTGAATTTTTTCCCGTCCAGGCTGGTGTTGGTCTTTAACACGGTAATTTTAGAGCCGAACGGGATGCTTTTAGGCGCGGCGCAGGTGTTCTTGGACGGGTTTAATTTTTCGCCGTTCGCAGCGTAAAAACCGCCGTTATCGCCGCTGTTGGACGGAAAATAAGCGGTAAACAGCGCGGGTACGATTTGCTTGCCCTCTGTTTCTTCCGTGTCGGTCGGTTTTTCCGATTGATTGAGACCTAAATCGTCGGGCAGTCCCGGCGTTTGAATGGAATCCGCCGAGCCGGGGACGGCGCGGGACTGTTCGAGCGCGTTCAATTCAAGAGACATCGTATGTCCCGCGCCGCCGTAACGATGAACGACCTGCGTAACGCGGTGCAGACCGCTAATACCGAACGCCGGGGAATTAAACAGTAAAACAACGCCGCTTTTTACTTCGTCCGCGCCCCAAATTTCATTGATGGAGCGGGCGCCGGTCACGCGGTCGTCGGCGTCCAGAATCGTTTGGACTTGTCGCCTGAGCGCCGCGTCTCCGGGGTCTTTGGAGACGGTCTCCACCCGCTGAATCATACCGTATTTCCGGACGCTCGCCGGGTTGGAACCGTATGCGCCGATATAGATTTTCCCGTCGTCCTCGGCGACGATTGTCGCGGCGTTATGAAGATTGTCGATACTGTCCGAACCGCTTACTTTTCCGAGCGCCCACGTAATGTTAAACGCCGCCAGATTTTCGGCGGGTTTGCAATAGGCTTGGATCGGTTCTTTGGTCAGCTCGGCGATATCCAGTCTTTCGCTTTCCGGGTTAACGCGGAAACGATATTTTTTTCCGGTCGCGTTCGCGCAGGTTTCCAGAATTTCCGTCAAAATATCGGCGGGCGTTTCCGAAATCCACGTTTCTGTAATTAGCGTCGGCAGCGACGCGATTTCTCCGGGGTCTACGCCGCCTTTGACGCACGTTTGCCGAATCGCCGCGTCTGCCGCCAGGTTCGCGCATTGAAAAATAATTTGACTCTTATTGAGATACCAGCCTTTATCATAGGCGGTAACGGCGCCGTCCAGAGAGACGGAAATCACCAAACCGGAAAAAATAATCTCGTTATGATTGACGACTTTCACTTTCGCGCCGGGAGCGATTCCCAGCTTTTTAACGTGCTTGTCCCATTCGCTGATAAACACGTTAAAGGTTAATTCTACCGCCAGCGCGTTCAGTTCGTCCGTCAGTTCGGCGTTACTGCAAAAGTTTGTAATATCTTTTTCTTCTAAAAGAACGCGGTGGTCGTCTACATAATTCGCGCCCATACGTTTCGCCCTCTATTCGATAAATCTGTATTCCGTGATAGAGATGGTATAATTGATATAACCGTTTTGCGCCACGGTATATTCGAGAGAATCCACCGTACACGGCATATTGAGCCGCATGGAGAAGTTTTCAACATCCCAGACCATAATGCGGAACGGAATCTTTTTCAAGCGATTCTCCCCGAAAAAGTAAATATATTTCCAGCCGTCCGTATACGCGCCCTCCGGCATATAGGGCTGTCTGCGTTTGCAGACCGGAAAAAAACTGCTCCAACTCATTTTCCGTAAAGAGAGCGTTCCAATGCGGTTGTAATCGAAAGACAAGCCGTTATAAATTTCATTGTTCTGCGCCGGTAAATGAATCGGAAAATCAACGGGAACGACGGGCAGGACGCATTGCTCTTCTCCATTGTTCACCCAGAAAAATACTTTATACATAGTTCTTTATCGCCTTCGCTATCCGTTCCGCAAAATCGCGGTCTGATTCATTGGCGCGTCCGTAAACCTGAATTGTAATATTGACCGGCGCGTGATTGGCGTTCGTCGTATTTGTGGAAATATTCCGTATTGATTTTTGCACGTAATCGGAAACGGACGAAACGGAACGGCTTTCATTTTGCTCGCGCTCTATATAAAAGTTTTTCTGATTCTCTATTTCATCCTTATAAGAAGGAATTTTGGGAATAGACGGAGGAAGCAAATTCAGTTTTTTATAAGTTTGAAATCTTTCGCGGAGACGGCGAACCGCTTCGCTAATAGAACCGCCGGCGCCGTTCGCGTTTCGTCCAATACTTTTTTCTAAGATTCTTTCCGATTGAGAATGAGAAAAAATCTGCGTTCCCCGCGGCAAAGGGACAAGCGTTTTTTCTCCTCGATGCAGCGCGTGATTTAACGACCGCTTCCGCATAGTTTGCGCCGTTTGCAGGAGCGGCGTCGGCACAATCGTTTTGCCGCCGGGAAAAGCGATGATTTCCGCGCCTCGTTCGTTCAGCCATGTCAGACCGCCGCGCCAACTGGAGGAGCCGCCCGCGTTGCGTCCGATACTTTTCTCTACGATTCTTTCCGATTGAGAATGAGAAAAAATCCGCGTTCCTTGCGGCAAATTAACCAGCGTTTTTCGTCCGCTCGTTATCGCTTTGGGCGGAACCGTATTGACAGCGCTAAACGATTGAAAACGTTGTAAAAACGGAGACGGTATCACCGTTCGACCGTTCGGGAAACGGATGATTTCCGCGCCGCGTTCGTTAATCCACGTCAAGCCGCCGCGCCAACTCTGGGAGCCGCTCGCGTTCTGTCCAACGGAAGCGCTAGTCTGCCGATAATCGACCTGTACGGTTTTTCTCGCGTCCATACCGAGAAAGTCTTTTATTTTGTCTATGACTCTTTCTACCGTTTCCTTCACGCGCTGGAAAGCGTTTTTCACCGCGTCGATAGCGCCGCAGAAGACGTTATAAAAGAAGTCGCCAACTTTTTTAGCGAACTCTATCACTTTCTCGAACACGGGCGGGAGAACGTCGGCTAGGAAGTTGGTTAAAGCCGTGAACTTCTCAATTACGAATTGAACGGCGGGTTGTAACTTTTCAAGAAATTTCCCCGCCAGATCGACTACAAAGCCAATCACCGCCGCAATCGCGGGGACGGCGACCTCCAGAAATTTTCCCGCCAGCGAGCAGGCGATTTCTATAATTTTGCTGAACGCCGGCACAATATTGTTTACAAAAAATTCGGCTAGAACGCCGAACAGTTTCAGAATAGCCTCGCCAGCGGGCTGCAACGTCTCGATAAAAGAACCGCCCAGACTTCTCGCTTTATCCGCGATAGTCTGAAACAGCGGAACAAAATTTTCTTTTATTAATGAGATAAATTTATCGAATAATCCTTTTACCGCTTCCACGGCGGGCATGATATTCTCTTTGAACTTTGCCGCGAGTTCAGCAGCCTTTGCTTTTATCGTATCCCAGTTTTTATAGAGGGCAATCCCAACAGCGACGATAGCGAGAATTACCGCGATAATACCGGACGCGGCGAGCGCGCCGGACAGTCCGCCAAAAATCGCTGGAATATTGGACAACAAACCTGGCAGCGCTTTAAAAGCGCCGCCGATTAAACTGGGCAACGATTTAAAACCCGCGGCAATTTTCCCCGGCAAGGAGAACATAAAAGAAAACCCTTTATCAAATACCGCGTGAATATTGGAGAACGCGCCGCCGATAAAAGTATTGATATTTGAGAACGCGCTCTTAAACAGAGAGGGAAGCGATTTAAAACCGCTGAGAATTTTTCCCGGCAGCGCCTTGAAAAGTCCTGCAATCTGCCCCGCCGCCGTTTTGAATCCGCTGATTATCTTTCCTGGTATTTCCCAAACAATGTCAAAGCCTTTGGTAAGCGATGCAGCAACCTTCCCAAAGGCGTCTGACAGACCAGTGCGAAAACTGGAAAAGGCATTGCCCAAACCAGTAACAAGTTTTCCGGGCAGTTCCCAGATTTGTGTAAGTCCGTTGTTGATTCCGGAAGAAAGAGACGTAAACAGGTTTGAAAACTTGTTCGCCGCTTTTCCTGGAATCGAAAGCAGCGCGTCTTTTACCGATTTCAGCGGATGCGCCATAACGTCAAACACATTCGCCAGACCAGAAAGACCGTTCGCGGCGGAGAGCGTACTAAACAACCCTAACAAATTACCGACGTTATTTTTTATATTCTGAATACCGTTAATAAATTTAGAAACTTTATCGCCTACCCAAATACCGCCGACCGCGACAGCCAGACCGCCTAACACGATTTTTAACGCGTCCGCGTGTTCTTTAATCCAGTCGAACGCTTTACCGCCCATTTCCGCCGCTTTATTGAGCGCGTCTCCGAGCGATTCCGCCCATCTTTTAATGGTTCCGTTTTGGGTCAGCTCGGTAAGTTTATTATTCAACGCTTCCACCAGATTTTTTGCTTTTCCGCCGAAAGCGTTATAAAATTCAATGCCGACGGTAGCGACGTTATTTTTTAACATTTTGACTTTGGCGTTTAGCGTGTCGTTCATGATAGCCGCCATTTCAGCGGCGGCGCCCTGTCCGGTAGTTCCTACGTCCGCTTCGTAAATGATTTTTTGCTTGAGTTCCTGATACGTGGTTTCATCGGTATTAATGAAAGACTCTAAACCGGTCATACCGGTTCTTCTCGCCAGCGTAGCGGAAAACGTAATCTTCTCTAGTTCATTTAAGCCGGAAGTCTTTTCGCGCAATTCGTCCAGCAGGGTAACTAACGCTTTCGGCTTTCCGGCTTCGCCTAACGATATGCCGAGCGAGTTCATATATTCCGAGGCTTCTTTAGACGGTTTCGCCAAACTTGCCAGCAGGCTTCTCATCTGCGTGCCCGCTTCGCTCGCGTCAATACCGTTTTTCGCCAGCACGCCGAGACCGAACGAAACGTCGTCTAACTTGTATCCCAGACCGCCCGCGATAGCCGCGACGTTCTCAAACGATTCTCCCATTTTAGAAACGTCGGTGGCGCTGCTGCGGGAGGTCTGCGCTAAGACGTTCGCGAAATGTTCTGCGTTTTCAGTCGTCGCTTCCATGTGAAGGCTGTTCATGGCGCTCGTCATGATATCGGCAAATTCCGCTAAATTTCCATCGTCGGCGGTAGTTAAATTTAATAACGACGGCAGCCCGTACATGATTTCTTGGGTTTCCCAACCAGCGCGACCCATGGACTCTAAAGCCTGCGCCGCTTCCAGAGCGCTGTATTGCGTTTCCCGCCCCATTTGTTTTGCAAGGTCGGTCAATTGTTTAAATTGTGTTTCCGTCGGGCTTGAGACGGCTTTTACTTTCGCCATCTGCGCTTCAAATTCAGAACCGTTTTTAAAAGAGAAAGCGGCGGCTGTTTTTCCAATCTGAACCGCCAATTTTCCAAGCTTCGCGATAGACGCGTCGACCGCGTTCACAAGAGTTTTTCTAAAAGCGTCCGCGTTTCGCGCCGCCTGCATCATGCCGTCTGAAATCTCGGCGCCCTGTTTTTTCGCGTTTCGCGCCGCGCCGACCAGACCTTTAGAAAAAGTATCGTTCAGAGAAAGCGCGATTTGTATCACTTTCGCCGCCGTCGTTTATCCCTCCCTTCTTTTTATTTCAACGCCCTCGCTATACTATCTGAAATAATTCTTATCAGTTCGTCGCGTTCCCGGTTCTTTCTGGAAATCCCTTCCCACAGGATTTGACGCTCTCCCGGCGTCATCGCTTCCACCGCAGACGGCGCGAAACCGTAGGGGACGCAATACGCCGCAAGGTCTAGGACGGGATCGCTTTTTATGAGTTTTTTGCCGGGTTTTCCTTTTTGTTGATTAAGCCCATCCAGTCAATTAATTGAGACGCCAACTCCTGCGCCTCCACGACGTCCAGCAGCGTTCTTACGGTATCGTAGGGGTCTATCACGCCGAGCGTTTGTTGCAAATCCGCGTCTTGCAGCGTAGGGCAGCAGTCGTAAATTAATTCGTCTTGCAGTTCTAAGAGAGCCGCGTACTTTTCGTTATTCTCCATCGTTCGACCGATAAATTCTATCTGGTCGCGTTGCGATAATTTTTGAAATTTTAGTTTCCCGATTCCGGGGAATTCAAATTCTTTGATTTCCATGCGGCTTTGCCGTTTCTGTTCCGCTCTTTGCGCGAACGATTCCAATAAAGCTGTTTCCATAATTATTTCCTCCTCAATTGATGGTAAAGTAATGATTTACGCTAATGTGATTAAGAAAATCAAATCGGTCATACTGCCGACGATTTTGACGTCCGCTTTCAGATAAACCGACCGCTTGAACGGCATGGCGCGGACTTTCGCGTCGTCCCAGTCGGCGGCTTCGGTTTTCCCGGACGCCTGCCACGCCAGCCGCTGCGCCGCCGTGTCGATACTCGCCGCGTTATGATAACTTGGATCTAAAATACCCTGCCGCGCCAGTTGTTGGAAATACGAAAAATTAAGAGACGATATCAGCAGCATTTGATTATCTAATAAATTGCGATAGTTCCCTAAATACGTTTCGCGGAACGTTCTCGCAATATCGTCCCGCATTAAGTCCATCGCTTCTACGGTTTCAATAAACTGCATATCCTCGGTACGGGTTTTGCCGTTGGTCGTCGTCATGGAATTGTTTCCCTGCGCGACGCGAACCTTCCCGTCGTCGTCCAAACATAAGATAAATTTACCGTCTTTCAGCGCGGCGTTTTTGTCCGGCGGTTCCTTTACGGTCTTCAAATTCGAGCAATAATAATTCGTACAGCCGCGCAGAACGTTGCAGACGGCTAAAATACCGATTAAGCTTGGGAGATACGCCGCGCCGCTCCGTTCGCCGCGTTCGTCGTTGAAGGTTACAGTCTCGTTTCCAAAATTTACGACGCGCATACTGTCCGGCGCGACCGTCGGCTGATAGACGACGGCTTTGTAACTTTTCGCGTTTTTCTCTTGCGACTGAATCCAGCTGGAGAGCGCCGTCGCGTCTTCGGTCGTCATGCCCGCGACGGTGATCCAGCCGGTTTTTACAACCTGCGGCAACTGAGAAAGCGCCTCGGAAAGCGCGTCCTCCGTCCCGATCCGGACGACGTAAGCGCGAAACGGCGCGAACGATAAAACATCGTAAATCGCCGCGTAATTTTCGGGCGTATAATCGTCTTTATGTTCCTCCAGCGCGGTCAGGTCGGCATATTCGCGACTAAAAAAAGTATCGTCGGCGTCGTCTCTTATAATGAGAATCGCGTAGCCGCGCTCGCTTCTTGTCAGCAGAGTTCCCGCCCGCTGCTCGAACGCGACTTCTATTTTCGGCATCGTTACCGGCATTTTTTACCATGCTCCTTCCATATGTAATTCTTCCATAAACGGCGCGTCTTCTTCCCGCA